GCAGACAACTACGAAGACTTTGTTAAGAAGTATAACGATGCCCATTACCAAGACATCATCGACAAACAACAGATGGATTGGAATGTTGAGGACATTGACGAACAACTATTCGATGGTGGATATGAAGAGTACAAAGGTACTCTGCTAAACACAACAGACACAATGATCGTGAGACACATTGGTCTGGATCGATGGAAAGAAGAGTACAAGAGAGAGTTTTTAAAATCTAAATTAAGAAAGTAACATGGCAAATCATTGTTGGAATTGGGTGTTGATTGAAGGAGACAACGACACCCTAGACTTACTAGAGAATCGTATGCAAGACTACGACAAGTTCAATAACCTAACTGATTGGACCAACCACATACTTGGAGAGGAAAGGTACAGCTACCCAGAAGACAGTCCTTATGACGTTGTTGGTACAAGATGGTGGGATATAGATTGGGATGCAATGGATAGGGACAATCAGTCTATGACTATTCAAGGAGACTCCGCATGGAGTCCTCCAATACACCTAATGGAACTGTTAGCCAAAGAGTTCGACCTAAATATCTTAATAGAGTTTGAAGAAGGTGGCAATGACTTCGGAGGTTACTGCAAGTACGACAAGACAGGACAACTCGAAGACCATTCCGTACCCTATAATCAATGGACGTACGAACAAGATAGAAATATGTTCATGGAGCATTTTAATTTTAACGTACAATCAGATGACTACGAAACAATACAAGATGTTATTGATGACCATGATTTCGTTACAAAGAAAGACCTTATTGAGATGATGGAAATATTTACAGACTATAAACTACAAAGAAAGAAAGTATGAGCAAAGTAATTCAACCTGATTGGACAAGCCAATCGTATCACGAGAAAAAGTTCAACGACCTACTAAAAGGGAAGAAGATAAAGAAAGTAGAATACTTGAGCAAGGAACTAGCAGAGGAGTATATGTTTTATAGAAGACCGTTGCAAATCATATTCACTGATGGATCAGTGATGTGCCTTCAGTCAGACGATGAGGGTAACGATTATTGGGAAGGAGACGAACAAAAAGAAACAGTAATTTACACAATTTAAAAAGAGAGATATGGGATTAGATATGTATTTAACACGAAAGAAGTATGTTAAAAATTGGTCACACCAACCTGCCGACAAAAGGTTTCAGGGTGTAGCGTTCAAGGGCAACGAAGCTATTGACTTGTCCAAGATAACATACCTAGAGTTTGAGTCCATGACATGGAGGAAGATGAATGCCATACATAATTGGTTTGTTGAGAATGTTCAGAATGGGGAAGATAATTGCGGAACATACTATGTAACATACGACCAGCTAAATGAACTTATCTTAACTATAGAGACCGTTCTTCAGAAGAAGGATAATGAAGAAGCACTAGCACTGCTTCCTCCATCAGAAGGGTTCTTCTTTGGATCAACGGATATAGATGATTACTATTGGGAGGAACTTCGAGAGACAAGATGGAAGCTGAAAGAAGATATGGATGCAAATCCAAATGATGAGTACTACTACCATGACAGAGTTATTAACAATATTTGTTTATTAAATACAAATAAACTACATTTACAAAATGGATGATGAAAACTACAAAAACCTTAGTCAACATCAACGAAACATGCTCTATAAGATGAACATATGGTGGAGTATGGTGCGAGAATATCTAGATACTAATCAAATTAAAACTATTTATGGGAGCAACCAAGAGAATGATCGATAACGATCCAACCTTATTAGGTATGTGCAATCGTCCAGAACTACATTGGATGGAGCAAGAATATTTACAATCACTTAAAGAAGAAGAGAATGAAACTATTAACGAAATTGAAGTTGACTTTGAAGTTGTGTCAAAGCAAGAGAGCAAGAAGGAAAGCGCACCTGAGGTGGGTGGAAGCGGACATTACGAGTCTGAAGTTTTCGATTATCAATTTATCAATAAGATACGGACAACAGGAGATGTCTGACACAGGATTTTGTAGGAGAGCAAAAAACAGAGCAGTTCTTCTTGTCAGAAGAGAGAGATACTTATCAAAAATACAGAGATTTATATAATGAAAGATAGAAAGTATATGTTAAAAGTTATCTGGAGATCTATAGATACCAGCATAAATATGCTACACTCATTTAAAGATGGAACAAATTGTTTCTTCATGAAAGGGTTGAAGCTTGAACAAGATGGTGATTCATATCAATTATACAACACAAACTTTGAGGTGTATAAACCTTTACCTGACAGTGCTGTATGGTATGCTTACACGAAAGGAATGCCGGAACTATCTAAGTCCATGCAACTAAGCAAGGCAGAAGAAAGAGTTGGCAGCAAGAGGTTTCAAATAACTGATGCAATGAGTCAGAAGCTACATGACAAGGTAAGTTTATTTAAGAGAGAGAATGTAATTAATTTAAATCAAATCAAAGAGTATTATGAGCAACAGAGAGAAGATTGTCAAGCTGTATAAACAGTATGACCTAACACCAGACGATGTGTTTAAGCATCAACACTACACCATCATCACAAGAGCAGGTATTGACAAGATACAAGCAGCGGAACAGATGAAGATAAACTACGAGGTCATCAAGTGTGAACCTAACTTCGCAGTAGTAAAGGCTTATGCTAATAAGAGTGACGCATTAATAGAAACATTTGGGTCTGCATTAAAAGGTAGTGACCATCGTAGTGGAAACTGCAACACCTGGTATGTCATGGAGATGGCAGAAAAGCGAGCGATGTCAAGAGCTGTACTAAAACTTAGTGGGTTCTATGAGTTGGGAGTATTTGGAGAGGATGAATCAGAGGACTTTAAAAAACAATAAGGAATGGCATTTAATAAGAACGAAAAGAAAGCCTACGATAAGGGCTACAGAATTACCGAAGAAGGTAAGGTGATTGGAATCAAAGGTGAAAGCGTTGGGTTTTACTCACAGAACGGATACTTAAGATTCAAAATAAGAGATGAAAATGGAGACAACAAAAACGCCTCCGCCCACAGGCTACAGGCTTACCAAAAGTTTGGTGATAGAATCTATCAAACAGGCACTGTTGTTAGACATCTAGATGGTGACTCAAAAAATAATCACATCGACAATATAGAAATAGGCACCATGAAAGATAACATCATGGATATTCCTGCTCAGGTGAGATTAGAAAGGGCGCTACACGCTACTAGCTTTGTAAGAAAGCACGACAAAGATGAGATAAGAAAGTTTCATGAAGATTCAGGTTCTTATAAGAAGACAATGGAACACTTTGGAATAAGCAGTAAGGGAACACTACATCACATATTAAACAAATAAAAATGAAGACAGTTATCTTTGATAATTACCTGTTCAGATGCTCTGCTCTTGGTAAGCTGATGACCAATCCTAGAAATAAAAAGGATGCATTATCAGCCACTACTAAGAGGTACCTCCAGGAATTGCACAAGGAAGTGCTGTTTGGAAAGTCGACTGAGATACAGTCGAAGTACCTTGACAAAGGAAAGCAAGTCGAGGATGAATCAATCGCTATGTACAATCGTGTGACAGGTGATACTGCAAAAAAGAATGAAAAGCACTACGCTAATAATTACATTTGCGGTACGCCTGACATCATTGATAGTAAGTTGATTGATATTAAGTCATCATGGGATTTTAAAACCTTCCCCATGCATGAAGAGAAGTTGCCTAGTACAGATTACTATTGGCAGTTGCAAGGTTACATGGAGTTGACACGTAAAAAAGAATCTTGGATTATGTATTGCTTGGTAGATACACCTACACAACTTATACAGGATGAGGTTCGAAGGTTAGGATGGCAACTTGGTATGATTGAAGTTCCTATGGATCTCGAAGCAGAGGTTTATGATAGGCTTCAATATGCTGACATCCCTGAGGAACTAAGGATTAAGAAGTTTCACATCGAGTACAACGATGAGGATGTTCAGAGATTGTATGAGCGCATAGAAATATGTAGAGAATATTTAAACGACCTTTCCGTTGGTCTTGGAGAACGGATTATTAAACCTATAATTTAATTTACAATGAGTAATCAAGTACAAAAAAGAGAAAGAGTATCCTTAAAGTTCAAAGAACTAGGTACATTTATCAGAGAAGTAGAAGGTGCAGTAACTAAAAGCGAGAAGTATGGTGACTCGGTTTGGTTTGACCTAGTAACATGGAGTGATGGATCCAAATCACTTGGAGGTTACAATGGTGAAACTAAAAAGCGATACGATCTAGGAAAAGTATTTCCACCTAGAGATGACAATAAAAAACCTGTCACAATGAATGAGCCATTTGAAACTGTAAATAAAACAAAAGCAGTGGCGGATGACCTTCCGTTTTAAATAATTATTTGTTTGTTTAATTGTTTGTTTATTCAAGGGGGCGGTATCAGCCCCCTTTTACACCTTAATATTTTATGAAAACACCAAAGCTAAACCCCGAACTCATTATAAAAATAATCAATGACTACACAAAAACAGATGTACTTAAGAACACTAAGACAAGGAAGAGAGAGTATGTTGAGCCACGTCAGATGGCCATGTATTTTCTTTACACATACACAACCCTAAGCTATGAAGGTGTAGGTAGATACTTCAATAAGAATCACGCAACAGTACTTCACGCCACTCGAAACATACCAAACTTTATAGAGTATGACAAAGGTTTGAGAGAGATGTTCGTAGCTATAAGAGCAAACATACTACAGAATGCTCCGACCTTAATTAAATACTCACCAGATACTAAGTTCAAGAACATAGCTGATGACCTCACCTATACTAAAAGGCTGAATGCTAAACTAATTCACAGAGCAATCAACCTTAAAGAAATAATAGACAATATTCCTGAACATATAAAACTACAATATTTTGGAAAAGACGAGTTCATTTATCCTGCTGGATAGAAAGATAATGGATTGGCAATGGTACAGTAATCCAAACGTAATGAGATTATTTATTCATTGCCTACTTAAAGCCAACTTCAAGAATAAGAAGTGGCGAGAGATTACCATAGAGAGAGGAACATTCATCACATCATATGCCAAGATTGCTGATGAATTATACCTTACTAGGGATCAGGTTAGAGGTGCTTTTAAGAAGTTAATAGATACTAAAGAGGTTACCACGCAAGGAAACAACCAATATCTAACCGTAACTATCTGTAAATATGATGATTACCAAGCCAATAAAAAGAAGAAAAAAGATAAAGGTACCACACAAAAACCAGACGATGACCAGACTGATACCAACCAAACCCCCACAACTAACAATGATAATAATAACAACAATGAAAAAAACTATCTATCAACAACTAGCGTTAGTGAAATTTGTTTTGAAAACAAGGTGTGGGTTGATGCGGTAAAGTCTAACTACGTACTTACACAGGCACAGTTTGATATGTATCTAGATAAATTCACTAAGCATGCTATCACACAAGGCAAGACTACTACCTGTCCTGAAGATTTCAAGAAGCACTTTATCTCATGGTATAAGAAGTATACCGGCAAGGGTATGGGTGGAAAGAAACGAATAGAATACAAAAGACCAACCTTATGAGAACAATAGAATGGAATGGCATTGATTTAAAAGGGAAGACATCAGGGCAGCATAAAGTAATATGCCCTGCATGCACACCTGAAAGAAAGAACAAGAGAGACAGAAGCCTGAGTGTGAACATAACAAAGGGTGTTGCAAAGTGTCATCACTGCGAAGCAATAAGTATTCGAGATAGTAACGAGGACCAGATAAAGAAAGAGTACAAGATACCTGCGCAGACATGGCATAACTATACAGATTTATCAGATGGTATGGTAAAGTGGTGTGAGTCTAGAGGTATCAGGCAGGGTACTCTTCAAACAATGAACATAACAGAAGAGGAATATTTTCAACCTCAGGCAGGTAAGAAGATGAACAACATCGTATTTAATTACTTCGAGGGTGATGTTCTAGTAAACAAGAAGTATAGATCAGGCAGTAAGCAGTTCACTCAAACAGCACAGACAAAACCTATATTCTACAACATCAACGCTGCCGTTGGACAGAAGGAAGTTTACATAGTTGAGGGAGAGTTTGACGTACTAGCTATGGTGCAGTGTGGATATAAGAACACAATCAGTATTCCTAATGGCGCAAACGACAACGATGACTTCTGGATTAATTGTGAGAAGTATCTTCAAGACGTAGAAAAATTCTACATCTGCACAGACAATGATGACAAAGGTGAAGTTGTATCAGAGAAGATAGCGCAAAGGCTAGGGAGATACAGGTGTGAAAGGGTACACTTCAAGAATAAAGATGCTAATGATGACCTCATTGAGGGAGAGAGCGTGTTGATTAACTCTATCAACAACTCAAAGAAGTATCCTGCAAGCGGAACGTTCACTGTTGAGGACCTCATGGATGACATCATGAGTCTTCATGAGAATGGTATGCCTGACACGATCTATCCTAAGCACCACTCATTTGGAAACCTAAAGGACATCTTCAGTGTGATGCGTGGACACCTTTGTGTGGCCACAGGTATACCATCGCACGGTAAGTCTAACTTCGTGGAGTGGTATGTGATGAATATCATGCGTGACCACAACATGAAGGCATCATTCTTCTCACCTGAACACCACCCAATGGCGCTACACCAAACAACATTTATTGAGAAGTTTTATGGAAGAAACTTTTTCCAAGACAATCCAGGACTGCCGAGAATCACTAAGGATGAGGTTAAGAGGTATCAAGAATGGGCTCAAGAAAGATTATACTTAACATCTCCTGACAATGGTCAGTTCCCTACATGGGGTTGGTTGTTAGAGAAGTTTAAGGAGCAGATGTTTATTTATGGGGTAGACATATTTGTTATAGATGCATTCAATAAGTTAGAGTTTGATGACAACAAGGATAAAGAACTAAGTAGAATCAAGCGTGTGCTCACTCAGCTTACGATGTTTGCTCAAATGAATAATGTTATTATATTTCTAGTAGCACACCCAACTAAGATGCAGAAGAATGAAGCAGGTATATATAACAAGCCAACACTGTATGATGTTTCAGGATCAGCAGACTTTAGGAATCAAACACACGATGGCTTTACAGTCTACCGACACTTCGAATCAATACAAGAAGGTCAATACGACATAGATAAAAACCAAGTAGAGTTTATTACTCAGAAAGTAAAGATGAAATTTCAAGGAGAGATGGCAGGTAGAGAGATATTTAATTACCACATACCATCTGGAAGATATTACACAGGACACAACCCACCAACGTTTGTCTTTGATAAAGAAGAAAAGAACACAATCAAACCTGCAAGTATAAGTAAGGCATTTGACCTAGACAACTTGCCCTTTTAAAACTAAACTATGGGAAGACCTAAAAAGAAACAACAAGACACTTACACGCCAACAGAAGAAGAAACCAAGGCTATGCTTTGGTGTATCAATCGAAAGATCAGGATATATCCAATACCAGAAGGAGATGAGTACTCTTTAACAGTTGAGTATGTGGATAACGGAAGAGTGAAGAAGGTAAACTCAAACAAAACTTACCCAAAACACGATTGGTCTTCAACATTATACAGGCTTTATGTTGATATGTATAATAAAAATGTGTAAATCTTTTTGTCATTACACATATTCTGTTTAACTTTAAAAATATATTAATGCTATGAGTTTATTTGAAAAAGAAATTACTAAGATCTTAAAAGGAGGATTCGATATATTCAAACTAAATGCAGATGCATACTGCGAAAAAGTTTTATCGAGGAAGAGAGCGACAGATAAACAAAAGATTGATGCCCTGCTTGAGCTTGATGCTAACCTGTATATGTACTTAGGATATGATGCAACAAAATCACAGCGTGAAGAAACCAAAAAGAAATCTAGGGTATTATACAGGGCTATCAAGAAAATAAACCACGCCCTAGGAGACAGCCTACTGTCTCATCAAGACAAACCATGAACCACAGACGTAAGTATATAGGATATTTAATCAGGAAGCTTTTAGATAAAGTAAAGGACATAGAGTTTTACCTTGTAGTTCCTAGTGAAGACGATAGTCTTCGTGAAAGCTTAGACTCTCTTGTGTCTGAGGTTAATAAGATTAAGAAACAAACCGAAGACTATGATTGATTTTAATCCACTTATAATTAAAGAGGGACTTGAGATGCGAAAGAATCAAGGACTTACATTTAATAAGATCTCCCGTGCGTTAATAGAGAAGCACGGCATCACTGATTATGACGCTAGTCAACTCTATCAGAAAATGTATAGAGAGTATCACAAAGAGCAACGTAACCAGGAACACCCTGCTTTAGCGCAGGCGTGCGCAGACAGGGGCATCAACATAAATAGTGTTGGTATGGCTTGGAATAAAGATAAAGCCTGGTCAATTCAATTCAGGCCTAGCAAGGATAGTGGTCCAACGTTCGATGATATGTTAAGGGATCACATCGAGGATGTAAAAAACCACACATTTGATTATGAAAAATTGATCCTGCTGATATACATATTGGGAAGCTTGCATCGAGCTTTGAAACAGGAGAAGACTACAACAATCAAATCGCAGTCAAAAGAGTTATGGATGGAGTCGATGGGATCCTACAGAAGTCATCAGGATTTAACATCGATAAGATCGTGCTTGTGGTTGGAAACGATATCCTCCACATCGATACTCCAAGAAGAACAACAACATCAGGAACACCGCAAGACACAGATGGAATGTGGTACGATAACTTTCTTATCGCAAAGAAGTTGTATGTAGATGTGATTGATTCTCTAATGAAGGTAGCGGACGTGCATGTGATGTACAATCCTAGCAATCACGACTACACTAATGGTTTCTTTTTAGCTGACGCTCTCAAGTCTTGGTATAGGAAGTCTGAGAATATAACGTTTGATGTTAGCATATCTCATAGGAAATACTTTCAATACGGAAACTCTTTAATTGGAACAACTCATGGAGATGGAGCAAAACAACAAGATCTTCCTCTTCTCATGGCTCAGGAAGCTAAGAAGAGATGGGGGAATACAAAGCACAGGTATGTGTATATGCATCACGTGCATCACAAAACAGCTAAAGATTATATTGGTGTCACTGTCGAGGCTCTTAGATCACCATCTGGAACAGACTCATGGCACCACAGAAAAGGTTATCAGCATGCACCTAAAGCAGTTGAAGGATTTATACACTCGAAAGAAAACGGGCAGATAGCTCGATTCACACACCTATTTTGAAACAACAAAGAATATGTGACTGCTGGCTAGATGTTGGCGGTTGCTTTTGCACATTAGAATCAAATGAAAAGATACTACAGGACGTTCCTAAAAGCATTAGTGAAGCAGAAAAGATTAACTCCTGCCGAAAGAATGGCCAATAGGCTGGGGTACATGGGAACCTCATTCATAATGATGTCTCCGTACCTGCTAAACTATGACAACATTGGTGGATACACTTATGTGATTGGGGGTTTATTGTCTATGCCGCAAGTTTTTATGGCAAAGCAATGGAACCTAGTACTGGTTAATATAAATGTTTCTGTTGGGTATCTAGTATATATATTAAATCACAGTTAAATAATGAGCAATGAAAGAAAGCGAACTAATACAACTACGAAACAAAGTAAAGAACCTAGAGGGAATAGCTCAAGCTCTGATGAGTCAGTTAGCAAACCTAAAAGACCTCTCAGTTGGGACGCTAGAGACATTAAAACGTATGGATGGGTACAGCCAAGCGCTAGATCAACTGAAGGAAGATATGAAGACAGATTCTTCCAAGACGAATGAAGAACAAGAGTTAATTAAATAGATATGGCAACAGTATTTATACAAGGATTCCTATTCTACGTAGTTTGTAGAGTGGTTGAAGAGGGATTAAAAACAATTTGGAAAAGACTTATTAATGAGCGATAGTGTAACTAAGTATTACGAGATGATGAAGGATGGTGATCCAACTGTTCGAAAAGTAGTTGATCTTTTTCAAGAGAGAAGTGCAAAAGGAATAAAAAAGTATGGCACTACCTTAGCAGGAAATCCATTATCTTTGATAGAGTGGTTGGAGCATGCCAAAGAAGAGGCCATGGATCAAGTGCTTTACCTACAAAGAGCAATAGATGAACTCAGGAATAGAAAGGATAGTATTTAATAGAGATTTAAAAACAGAGGAGTATGTTTCTTTAAGCTTCTTCATGGTTGGATTCATGCAGAAATATAGAGAAGAAGACTTATATTATTATGTTGAGGTTGGTGAAGATTTAGATTTGAATGTTACAACATACGAAGCATACGAAGTGCAGTGGCAAGCATCAGAGCTTTTGTGTACAGATCACGAAGCTCTGGTGTCAATGACAGAGTATGATGGTTTCTATGAGGAAGTCATGGAGATGCTGTGGAGAAACGGTATTAATGATTACGACAGGTATATAGCTCAAACTGTAGAGTCAGTTGGTGAAGGGTTACAGCCAAGATGGTGTATCGCTTCAACAGAAGAAGATGCCTATCATTACTTCTCACACATACTAAAGCTAGAAGATATTATAACTGTAAGAGTAGACAATGAAGAGACGTTCTAAGAAAAAAATGATTACTCGATCCACAAAGGTAGAGCAGGATGGTATACAGTTTGCTAGTAAGCTTGAACTTCATATGTACAGACTTCTTAAAAAAAATAAGATACCTAATAGATATGAAGGTAAAACATTTACAATTGTTGATGGGTTTGATTTTGATATGTCAACATATGAGAAGACCCCAAAGAAGAAGATACTCCATGATAAAGGACACAAGAAAATTCTTCCGATCAAATATACTCCTGACTTCATTGATATTCAAGACCCCCCTCGTTTTATTATTGAATGTAAAGGGAATCCGAATGAATCCTTTCCTATTCGTTGGAAGTTATTCAAGAAACACTTGGTAGATACAGGTCAGAGGCCAACACTGTATATGCCACGTAATCAAAAAGACTGTGAGGTTGTTGTTGAATTATTAAAAGAGATGTTGTAAATATCTATTTAGGTTTGTATACCTTCATTCTTGGTGCAATACCTGTTATGATACCTCTTATCTCTGCCTTGTTAAACTTTTGGTTTTTACCCATTGATTTTTTTATCTGATCAAGGGCAGTCTTGCCATCTAGACCCAATCTCATGTGAGACATATACACTTCATGCGCCTTCTTAAATGTGTCTTGATATCTTTCGTTTATATAGTCATACACATCTTCACCTTCTCTTAGTTTAGATCTGTATTCATCCTGTAAACTTTGTGACATCTTGTATGCTCCTCTCATCTTAAAGTATATAGAGGTATCAAGCTTTACATCTGTAGTTCTAAACCCTGATAATGATTTTATCTCATTAGCCAAAGATTTATCTTCATCTAGAAATCTTTGAACTGTCTTCACATAACCAGGCATACCAGCTTCTAACATATGCATTATAACTGAAGCCCCTTTCTTTACAAAATTATCGTGATCATAGTATATACGTCTACCGGAATCTGTTTTCCCTGCAAGACCCTCCCTAAAAGCTTTAGCAAGAACTTCCTCCTGAACGAATGGTTTAAAAAATTCCATTACAGCACCTGCAGCAGCGTCAATAGCGGTATCTTTATCTATACCTTGTTGAATCATCTTACTAACAAATGCATAAGGATTGTTAGCGCTCATGTCCATGTATGATAGCTTGTTTTTCCCTGTCGAAATTACATTTATCAAACTGTTCTTTGACCAAGGAGCAACTACATTCCTAAGATCCTTCACCTTTTGCTCATCCTCATCATCTCTTAGATTAAGGGACTGAAGCAGTTGCTGCCCTAGAATAGTTGACCCTATAGCTAACGTTGTTTGAGCTGTTGTAAAGGTTGCGATTCTTTTTATACCATCCGCCTTTAACTTTGGATTGCCACTGTTGATGTTGTCAATAGCAGACAGGTATAAATTAACAGAGTTCCTTATCATCTCCGCAGGGAACTGAACGAAAGATCCAATAATAGGAGTTCTACCTAAAGCCTTTATGGATGGCGGAACCCTGTCGTAGTTGTTGTATTGATCTTTGATTTCGTTAGAAGCTTTTTCTGTAACCTGACTAAGCTCTGATTCGGTTAACTGATCTATCGTCTTATCAAACAAAGCGTCAGCATAAAACTTCTTCCTACCTTCATAGGCTATGATTTTCCCTAGATCATCACCAGCTTGAAAGGTTGATTGAAAAAAGTCTGCAAGCCATTTTGTACCCGTTCCAGCAAAAGGTATTTTGTAGAACTGATTTATTTGATTCCTTGCGCTGAATCCTTTCTTCTTTCTTCCCTTAAACTCTGCATCTAATGCGCTGTTAGGATCTTTCAGTCTATCATTAAGTATAGACTCAACAGTACCGGCATCAACATTCTGACCTATGATTCCCGCCTTCTTATACTCTACAATCTTCTTGTTTACGTCAGGCTGATTAAGCCAGAACCTCTTATATTCTTTATGCGCATTCACTACACCAGACAAACTGTTCAAGTCTCCACGCACACCAAGCATAACCATGGTTGATATATAGTTCCTCAAGTAAGAGGCAGGATTGTAGACTGTTAGCCATCCCTTAACTAATCCGTTAAACTCTAGAATGAAACTCATGTATGGGCTTTCACTAGTCTTTTGCTGCTTTGGTATTATGCTTTCAATTACCTCTGGCGTGGCTTTATATCCATCCAGAATAGAATATGCGCTACCTTTTATTTCCTGAGCAGTAGATGGAGCATTACCATCTTTCTTGTCAAATATAAACTTACCTAACCCGTTATCTAGTATTGCCTTCTGATACTTGGCTGTGCTGTAAAGGTTAGACAGCTTAAGGTGAGTTATGTAATACCCTTCATTCCCTGATTCTATCTCTCCTAAAAATTCTCTTAATGGTTTAGGAACATCTTTCTTTTGTTTTAGTATTCCTCTCTTCAACCTAAACTCTCTGGACATAAACGTGTCTCCGTTTTGTGTTGCAAGCATACTATCTAGAAACTTATCAGCTTGGTTGCTTAAAGCCTCGTCAAAAGATATACCTCTTTCATCCGCTTCCTTCTGTGCTTTTTCTTGTATGAACTCAGGGTTCTTTAGTAAAAAGTTTTTAGCTTTAATTCTAGATCTAGATGTTGGAGTAAAGTTTGGATTCTCAAAAGCTTCATAAGCTCTAGTGAGGTAGCTACCTATGTTGTCGGCAATGTTTTTAGCAGAGTCTTTTGGGAGTATACCCAAGTCGATTAAGGACCTACTTAATGTATCTATATTGGCCCTAGCTTCATTAGCCTTATTGATAAGCTTAATGTGCTTATCGGCTTCGTCCGCTGTGAGCTCCTGCCCTCTCAAGACTTTATCAGCTACAGCCTTAGCTTCTGCGCTCTTGCCAATCATCTTCTTCATCTGCTTCAAAGTGTTTAAGGCTACGTACCCTTCGGCACTAACCTCCCCCTTGGCTGTCTCTTGCAGATTTCTGATGACTACATTTCCACGCTTTGGATCTAGCTTAATCTTAGCCTTAAACTTTCTTAATGATTCTCCTAAAGATTTATATCTCTCAAACAAGCTTCTTGTTTTAGGAGCTTCCGGTGTAGCTGTTTCTTCTACAGGAGTTTCTAATGAAGGTGCCTCTTGTGTTTGTTCTTGAGAAAGATCTTGCTGTTGCATCTCTCTTAGTTGCTTGTCCGCCTCTAAGTCAACACTTCTCTGCTCGGATTTACTTAGTACAGGATCTTTTAGTTTAGACGGATCTTGCTCAGCTATGGCTTTTATTTGAGCGTCAGTACCTTCTAGCCCTGTTATTTCAATTAATTTATTTCTAAGAGATATTGTTAGGTCTGATTGAGTAGGCAGTCTGTTGGATTTATATTTTGGATCCATCATAATGCCGAACAGCTGTTCAGGAGATACATCAAAGCCTACCTCTGAAGATACTTCCTGAGCGATTGTATCTAATGGCATACCTTTCCTTCCTTTCTCTCCTTTTAAATAGGAAAGCACCTGACCTAAGTCATCTTTGCTTCCATAATAATCTGAAAGAGACTTACTATTTACCTTATATTTACCAACAAATGCTTCAACTACAGGGTCATTCTCAGTATATTTAGATAGTTTTTCCTGTTCGTAGGCTCTTGCTATCTCTTGTGGGTTTTCACTTTCATTAGCTATAGCCTCACTTGGGTTTCCTGTAAACGCTCCTTCAGGTATATTTTCAAAGGCGCTTTTACCTGTGGTGTAATCTCTTTGCTTTATTAATTCATTCTGGTGATCGATAACAGCTTTTCTTCCTGTTATTTGCTTACCAGTTTTCTTATTGAATACTCCAATAAACTTACCATCAGTACTTATTCTAGACGTTGCGTTAGTTTTTGTTGCAAAATCTATTTCATTCTGTTGGACTGCTTCTCTTTCAATAATAGGATTGAACTCTACCTCATCACCAATGATCTCTCCTTCTCCATATACTGAATGGTCTGGATTCTTAGCTTCTGACTGAGCTTCTCTTTTAGTTTTAAAAGACATTACCCTGTTAGTCTCTTCATTTACAACAACCCAATTCTCTCCTGGTTCACCAGCAAACTGCTGTCCTTTTCTGTTGTCGTACACCTTGTACACCTGATTTATTCCTTCAGGATCTTTAGGTGCTTCATATATTTTAGGAGTAGTTTCTTCAGTAACTTCTTCTTGTACTTCTTCTTGTACTTCTTCTTGTACTTCTTCAGTTACTTCTTCTTGTACTTCTTCAGTTACTTCTTCAGATAAAACATCCTCATCCTGTATACCTTCAAGCTCCTTGTTTATTTCAGCTATTCTATCTCTTTGCTTCTTTACCAAGCTAGGGTCTTTGCCTTCTATTGTTTGCTCAATAGTTTTTCTTTCCCTTATTAAAGACGTAGCTTTAGCTTCAGCTTCTTCTGATAAACCAAGACCACCGATCTGATTATCTAAGCTTGTTACTTCATCAAAGTTATCTAGTATTTTCTTAGCTTCCTTTCTAGACATCTTCCCTTTGTTTTGTTTCTCCTTTAATTGAAACTCCAACACTTCTCTTGAAGACTTTTGACTAGCGATGTTTCTTTGTTGAGAATCAATCTCACCCATGTTCCTATCACTGAAGGCATCAATCGTAGAGTTATACTTAGACTCGTCGACTTTTCTTTGTACGTTTCTTTTTCTTGCCCCTTTAGACGCTATATCTACACCAGTCTTTGCTCCAGATAATGGGCCTGTTGCAAAACCACCTACTAAAAACGTATCAGAAAACTCATAGAACCCACCTTCAAATGCTTTTTTATCACCCGATATAAGCGCATCAGCAAGTTTAGACACTAACAAGCTTCCACTTTCTCCAGCTCCTTCTTGAAAGAAATCAATACCAAACTCCTTAGCATAAGTGCTAAGACTTTTCATGACAACATCTTTTCCTTTACCATAAAGTGAACTGAATAGTTTTCCACCTATCCTTTTTGTTATCAACTCTGATGCTGCTTCAGCTGTACCTGTTATAACTGAGTTGCTTATGGTTGCGAAATCTAATTCTTCCCCTTTATCCTGTAGCTCTCTACTCTTTGCGGCAGCGCTAGATAATCCAATAGATGCAATACCTATGCCAGGTACAAAAGCCTGGAGCATTGATGGTATAGCTCCTACGCCTTCCCTTGTTAATCTAGACCAGGCCTGTCCTAGATCTCCCTCTTTCAGGTCTTCTGTGATTGATGTATCAAATCTTTTAAAAGATGATTGAAGCTCTTCCGCTTCTTTGTAGAGTTGTTCAGATGCTTTAGTTAATTCAATTGTTGATGGTGCGTTGGGTCCTGCATATGCTGATCCGACTACAATATCTCTAACCTCCCTAGGTAGGCTGTCAAGATAATCCCCCATCTCACTCTCACCAGTAAAAAGTCTATCCGCTCCAACTACAGTGGCCATGGTTATCTCTCTTAAGAATTGAGGTATTCTTGCAAGTGAGGCTCCTGATTGTTTGAACCCAGCTTCTAGCCTGTCGCTATAACTTTCGAGACCCTGATCCTCATCCTCCTGGACTTTTTGCTTAATCGCCTGAGATATATCCGAAGAATCCATTGAATATGCGGATTCCGTATCGTCTTTTTTTTTTACAGATTCATCTGACAAGTAGTCATTATACTCTGGGTACTTGTTGGTTACTAAATCAACTAACTCATTGTCTTCAACTTCAGAATATTCTGGGTACTTTTCTTTAATAATTTTAGCTAACTCAGCTTTTGTGTATTTCTTTTGTGGATCAGTCATTTCCGAAGAGGTTTAATGTGTCTTTCCCTTTTGTTGTTTTGGTTTTGGTTGTGGTTGTTGTTTCATTGCTTGTCTCCGAACCAGAAAACTCTGTGCTTGCGTCTCTAGTCTCTCCTAATCCACCCCGATATGTGCTTGAACTTCGAACCATTTGAGTTGAGGCAACTGATTCTGCCTTCTTCTTCTTAGGATCATCAGGTGCGTCACTCAATTGACGCAACCCTGATCTAAGCCTTATAATATTAGCCTCTTGCCTAGAAAGTTCTAAATTCTCATGTCTTGTTACCTCTTTAACTTCATCTGTCTGTACATTCCTTTGCTTGACAATATAGGTTGCTCTAGCTATATTCCTTCCGTCTGCAGTGTGTATATAATTTGTTATTGTTGGTTGACCAACAACGCTTTGGTTAGCTAAATCTCTATTCAGCACACTATCTTGTGGCAGTCGGTTTACAAAATCATCTCCAAACTCACCAAACACTCCAACCATTTTCTCTGGGTTAGCTAAAGTATAAACGTCCGCTGAGCAACCAATGCCTAGCTCCGATTGAGCTCTTTGTGTGTTGAAGTGTGAGAATGCAGACTTAGGTTCTCCCTTTCCTTTACTTATATCGGATCGAGTCTTTTTGTCTTTCCTTGCTTGCTCTTTTGCTTTTAAGGTGAACTCTGCATATGAAACATCATCTTCTTTTTCCTTCATCTTAAGTAGGTCGATAGCGTATTCAGCCTCCCTTTTTGAAACCTGCTCTATAATATTTTCTCTATCAAACTTAGTGATGTCTTTTCCATCGAAAGAAACGTTGATGCTATATTGATCTGCTGTATCAATGAGATCTTCATCAGATAACGCAGCTACGTTTTCTTTTATCAATCTATATCCAGCAGGATTCATAGTACCATTTCTATCGAGAAGAGTCGACAAAATAGTCTGACCTTCTGGAACCATAAACTTACTTGGATCTCCAAATGTTTTTACAGATTCAGTAGCAACAGCGTGCATATCCGATCTTCCTTTTACTCCAATAAGACTACTGGCTTTGCCCCAATTAAATGCCTGAGATGTTGGCTTCCCATCCTCACCTAGGGTCATAGATACATTTCCTATGCTTCCATCTGCACCCATGGTTGGAGCTCCACCTTTAAACATAGCATCAAGCTGTTTTGATCTATAAAGAGTTGAAGCACTAACGTCATCTCCCTTCTCCACTAAGCTTTTTCCGTAGCTAACGATGTTGTTTACGCCTGTAGTGTAACCTCTAACCTCACCTTTTAGTTTCGCAACAGCGGTGAAGTATTTCATTCTATCTCCGTCTTTGTTATACTGTGCATTAAGTTCATTGAATCTTCCCTTAACTAACTCAGATACCTTTGCATTATATGCGTCTACATTTTCAAGACCAGAGTTTTCAAATGAAGCATAGACAACATCAGGGTTGTCATTGATCATGTCCATTTGAAATTTCTCTTCTTCTCTTTTTCTTTTATACTCTAAGGCTTGTCTATCTTTTTCTTGCTGCGCTAAATCCATAGCGAACCCTCCAAAGTCCTGATCCTTTCTTTGTGATGAGTATTGTAACGCTTCGTATTGTGCTGTTTGTTGTGCCATA